GGCGTGTCTGGCATCAAAAAGCCGCTGGCGGCCCTGCTGATGCCAGACACGCCGGTACATTGGACCCAGCCCGAGCTCGACGCCTGGCACGCCTACTTTCTGGCCAAGCCACGGATTCTCTGGACGCCGGAAGACTGGTCCATGATGGTCGAATGGCTCCTGCAGCAGTATTGGAGCCCGCAGTGGGCGTCCAGCATGGCCGAGTGGTTGTCGGTGAAGTCCACCATACTCGGGCAGATCGAGGCCAGTCTGGCTGCCAACCCGCCGAGCGCCAAGATCGCCGCCGGCATTGCGGTGTCGATACCCGGAAGTGTTGATGCCGCCTTCGTTATGGGGATTCCCATATCGGATGTCACCAAGGCCATGATCGAGTTCTCCCGGGTCCGCTGCGCGCAGGCTATTGTGGACATGGGTGACCGCCTGCGTTCCGGTGTGCGCGACGTCGTGCTGGAGCACCAGCGTTCCGTCATGCTCGGCGGCAAGCTGGAAAGCCTGGAGCAGCGCCTGTTCAACAAATACGCCACGGCAAACCGGGACTGGCGGCGCATCGCGGTCACCGAGACCAGCGAAAACGCGGCGCAGGGCGTCGTGGCCGCCAGTAAGGTCGGCGAGAAACTCCGCAGGGTCGAGCGCTACAAGGGCGTCTGCTTCTGGTGCCACAAGATCGACGGTACGATCGTGACCGTGGTTGATCCGGCCAAGCGCAAGAAAAACGGCATGACCGAGATTTGGCCTGGCAAGACCAACATCGGACGGTCGTCGGCTCCTAACAAGCGGGTCGGTGGCCAGTTGTTCCCGCGAGAGCCCGACGAGCTCTGGTGGATAGCCGCAGGGGCACAGCACCCAAACTGCCGGGGCCGATGGGTGAATTTCAGCGGCACCGACACCTCCCGGTTCGACGCATTCTTGGCTGGCGTCAAAGAAAAGATGGCGAAATACCAGGCGCAGGCCGCCATGGAGGTCGTGACGTGACCATGTCTGAATGGCCATCACGAACCAGAAGTATCTGCAGATTTCATTTGCGCTGGACGACGGGGACCACAACCTTGACTTCCTGACGCTACCCATCAAGCCCGAGGAGTTGACCCGGACGGAGCCGTCACGCACGTCGGTTGTCAACTCGATGGACGGCGCCTGGATAGACGCTTTTGGCCGCGGCCTGACAACGTTGACCATTTCCGGGAACACCGGATGGGGCGGCAACAACCGCCCGGATGGCGTCAAGCAGTTCTCGGTGCTGCGCGACCAGTTCATTCACCGCTGGCACGATCTGCGCAAGGCGAGGATTGACGCCGGCCAAAACCCCGACGACGTCCGGCTGATCTTTATCGATCCCCTGAACAGCAACTATGTTGCTGACGTCGTTCCTGGTCAGTTCGTATTGCGGCGCAACAAGAACCAGCCTTTGCTGCTGCTCTACAACATCACCATGACGGTGACGAATGACAAGGCTACCCCACCCCAAAGCGTGAAAGATGACTCCTATGTGTTTGTCAATCAAGCCGCAGCGATCAGCCAATCTGCATCGCTCAAGTCGATAGCAGGATCGCTTTCGACCCTGCAGAAGATGCAGGGCTCGCTCGGCGGCGCTTTGGCGTCCATCGGAGAGTTTGGCAAGACGGTTCACGAAGCAACGGCTTCAACCTTTGGCCCTGCCGTGAGCCTGGCCAACGATGTGATCAAAACTGCCAACGATACCCGCTCGGTTATCAGCGCCAGCGGTCAAGTCGCCATCAACCTGGCAACCGACTTGAGCGCCGTCGCCGTGAAGATGTGGAGCGCAGTCGCCGCGGTGACAACGCTTCCGAATGCCGTTCAGTCCGAGGTCATGCAGGTAAAGGGGGCATTCTCAAACCTGTTTTGCGTGCTCAGAAACGGCTACGGCGACGCCGTTGATTCGCTGATGACTTATGACGACCTTTACGGGGCGTCCAACTGTTCGAGCACGGCCGGCGGTCGCCCGGCTTCTGCCTTTGTGGGATCCAACTCGTTTGAAACGAGCGCGTCAAGGGCGGCACTGGTCGGCATTTCCCCGGCTGCTGCCGCGGCTACCAAGAGCACGCTGGCCCTGGACATCACAAAGACGATCAACGCCACCGATATGGCTTCCAACGCTGCGGCGATCAGTTCGGGGGTGACTTTCAATGCCTAGCGTCATCACCACCGGCTGGCGCTCGGTTCAGACCGAGTACGCAGACACTCTGGCCAGCATTGCTTTCCGTGAGTTGCAGGACGCCTCGCGCTGGCCTGAGATTGCCTGGCTCAACAACCTGTTGCCGCCATACCTGACGACGGACGCCTCGGACCCGAGGATCGCACTCGGTCGTCTGATTGTGGCCGGCGGCGTGATCAAAATTCCGATTCCTACGGCAAAGCGGCAGGGCATTACGCCGGCCGAGTCGTTTGGTATCGACGTATCCCTGAAGGATGGGGAGCTCGAAGCGTCTGCGGCTGGTGATTTCGTTGTGGCGTCTGGTGTTGCCAATCTGCGCCAGGCGCTTGAAATACGGCTGCGCAGTGATTACGGGTGCCTGCCATTCCATCCGAAGTATGGAAACGCGGCAAACCGATTGCGCGGCCGCAAGGCTGACGGCAACACGGCGCTCCTGGCGCTGCGGTTCTGTGAAGAGTGTCTATTGGCGGATCCGCGTGTTGTGTCGGTGTCCGACGGTTCCGCAGAGCAGGACGGCGACGCCATCAGGATCTTTGTCACAGCGGTTGTTGACGACGGCACCCCGTTGCGCCTTCAGCTCGAAATATAAGGGGTATTGAATGTTTCAAATCAAGGACTTCCGGAGCATTGTGGCGTCGATGATCAATTTGTCTCGGGCGTCGCAGACAAAGATAACCGACTTCTCTGTCGGCTCGGTTGCCCGCACGCTGATGGAGGCGCCTGCCATCGAGATCGAAGAGCTTTACCTGCAGATGCTTCTCGGGCTGCAGGAGGCAATTCCTGTATCGGTCTTCAACTCATTCAGTTTTGACCGGCTCCCTGCGGCTGGTTCCAGTGGTGTTGTCCGCTTTACGGCTGCCGATGCTCCGACGTCAGACATTCTGATTCCAGCCGGGACTTCGGTCAAATCTGTTGACGGCACCTATCAATATGCCACCGGCAGTGACGCCATCATCCATGTCGGTTCAACGTATGTCGACGCCATCGTGACTTGCGGCTCTGGTGGTGCCTTGACAAACTGCGTGCCAGACACTTTGACGATTCTCGTCAATCAGATCGCCGGAGTCACCAGCGTTTCAAACATTCTCGCCTTTACAAATGGCCGCGACACGGAGACCGACGCCGAGCGCAAGACCAGGTTCCAGTTCTATATTTCGACTCTGTCGCGCGGGACTACGTCGGCATTGCGCTACGGCGCTCTGCTGTCGGTTTTGAAAAACTCATCCGGAGAGGTCATTGAGAGGGCGGCACAGGTCGCCGTGATTGAGCCCTATGTGGCCGACATAACGCAGCCGATTGGCCGGGTCGAGGTCTACATTCACAACGGTACCGGGTCGACGTCCTCAGAATTGGTGGCTCGCGTCACCGAAGACATCAACGGGTACTACCAGACCGACGGGACGGCAGTACCTGGCTGGAAGGCTGCCGGGGTGCATGTCGTTGTCGCTGCAGCCACCGAGGTGTCTGTGGCTGTAACTGGCGTCATCACCATGAGTCCAGGCGCTGCAAAGCCTCCGGCTTTAATCCTGGCCGCCAACGCGGTATCGCTGTACATCAAGTCGCTTTCGCTGGGGTCGAAGGTCGTTTTGTCTGAGCTCGTTGCCATCATCATGGCAATCGACGGCGTCTACAACGTGGCGCTCAGCGCGCCAACAGCGGACACAACCATCGGCGCGTCTTCCAAGGCCATGCCTGGCACTATTTCATTGACCTGAAATGAACAACCTTATTGACAACCTGCCGGCGTCATTCACCAAGGATCCAGCGAGTCTTTTGCTGTCCCATTTGGACGCCGTTGGGTCCGAGGTTTTTCTGGCGGCCACTCAGGTTTTGAACGCTCTGGACCAGATGTCGACCACAACGGCCGACGGAGAGTGGCTTGACGAGTGGGGCGGCTATTTCGGGATCCCGCGCAATTCTGGCGAACCGGATCGGTACTACGGGTCCAGAATCATCGCCGAGGTAATTCGACCCAGAGAGAATAACGTCGCCATTGCGTCTGCGATCAGGCTCGCCTTTGGTCAAGAGGCCAGCGTGATTGATTCTGCCATGCTGGACGACGTTTCGCACTTCTTTGATGGCGTCGTCACCTATGACGGCACCCACTTGTACAACGCC